TAAAGTCGTTACCACGCTCCAGGTCAATGATCGTGCTGTTGTCAGGATCGTTCTCGTCTTGGAAGTCCTCGTTGATCATGGCCGACATCACACGGTCGAACAGTTGCTTGCTCATAGCGATGTACTTGACCGGATCTTCACCAGCCTCCTCAAGAGCACGCACCACACCGATCGAGTAGAATCGGGGCTTGGCCTTGAGTTGCGTAGCGAGGTCACCAAACTTCGACTTGACGTTCTTGCCAGTCGCATCCTTACCTAGGTTCAGATCCTTGTGGCGTCGCCACAGATCAAAGTAGAAGTCGCACACAGGGCACTTCTCACCCTGAGTCTTACGACACTTGAAGTTCCGCCACTGACCTTCACTGTTCTGGTACTTGTGGACAGCGCCCTCCATAAAGAATTCAAGTGGGTCATCCTTACCAGGAAGGAATCGAACGAAGTTATCGCCTTCTTGGAACGAGGCCCAGTTAGACATACCGCCCTGACCACCTCCGGTCTGAGGCTTGTCCTCGTTCATAATCTTCTTGTGCATCTCACGAAGTTCT